GAACGTCCGGGAAGAACGATGCGAAGCCGTCCTCGACGCCCGGCACCGGGACGATAAACTCGATGTCTTTGAGCTTGTGAGACAGGTCAATTCGAGTCGTATCGTTCTCGTAAATGCCACCGCACCGAAGTTGATCCGCGAGTGACTTCGGTAGCGGCGCACTTACCGTGAAGTTGACTTTAAGTCCGTCTTTCTTGGTTCGGCGATGCGTCCATTCTTCAATAGTTGCATTCGCGATAGTAAGTTTTTCCTGTAAGTTTTCCATTTGTCACCTTTCTGACTTAGTAAGTATGCCGGGAACCTTTCACCACACCTGCGGCACAAGTAATGCCCGTGGATAGGCCACATAGGAGAGTTGTGGACCGCGCGACACCAGAGCCGCCGAATCACGATAATTTCTCCAATAGATGCTGGCCTGTTTTGCTCACCCTGATGGTCCCGTCAGTATTACGAACGTTTATCCAGCCGGCCATTTTGAAGCAGTATCCGGGGTTACGGCTGGCGATCTTTGCCGGGTCCACGTAGGTGTACATGCGCGCGGGCCCCCATCTCTTGATCGCGATTTGCTCACATTCCAAAATAATCTCGGAACTGCGGCGCGCGCTCTCGTTGCGGAAGATCGCGCAATTGTAGCCGGTCTGGCCATCCATTCGCATCGTCTCATCTGGGAACATCCAACCGAATAGAATGTCGCCAGCCGCGTCACGAATAACGATCTTTCGCCCGCTGTAAAGAAACTGCCGCGCACCGATCGTGCGCCGCGAGTAATGCCGGTCCGCTAGCATCGCCATTTCCGGGTCGAAATGGGTTGTCACCAGCAGCGAATCGTACATCGGCAAAATCACGGGCGAAACACCATGACCAGCCAGGGATTGTGTGCGATCACGAGCGCTAACGCCTGGCGGTATGTGGCCCACGGTTGGCATTCCGGATGATCGGCCAGCTCGTCGGGATCAGCATCTCTCTGCCAGTACTCAATGTCGTGGATGACACACCCTACCCCGATCTGTGTGGGCGAATGGGGGTACACGATGTACGGAGAGCACTGGACTTGGATTGGGGTCTTGCCGAGCTTCACCCAGTCGCCGAGCGTCACCCCGTCGCCGAGCTTCACCTCGTTGCCGAGCTTCACCCCGTTGCCGAGCTTCACCCCGTTGCCGAGCTTCACCCCGTCGCCGAGCTTCACCTCGTCGCCGAGCGTCACCCCGTTGCCGAGCTTCACCACGTTGCCGAGCTTCACCACGTTGCCGAGCTTCACCCAGTCGCCGAGCGTCACCTCGTTGCCGAGCTTCACCCCGTTGCCGGAAGGTAAAACACGCCATCCATCCTTGTTTGGTGCAATTGCGTAAATCTCTTCTGTTGTCATTTTCATCTCCGAAACACCATGACCAGCAGCCAGCTACACACAATCGCGAGAATGAACGCGAGGCGCCAGCAGCGGCGCTCCCACTTCCACGCTTCGGTCTCCAGCCCTTCGCGGATCTTCTCGTAAGCCTGCGCGTTCTTGATGCACGACTCCTCGGCGATGCACCGCTTCGAGCGCTCCTCGATCCAGCGGACCATGCACTCGTTGTGCGCATCGGCGGGTGAGATGCCCATCGACTTAAGCATCCTCTCGTCCATGCTGTTGAGCATCGGTGTTTGACTCATTCGCGTCCTCCTTTTCGTATCCGGCATGGCCGAGCCGTTGCAATTGGCGAAGCACTTCGAGCGCGGTGGCCTGCTCCGATGGCGACATCCGGCGGAACAGATCACAGAACGTGTCGAGTGTGGACTTGCGGATGACGCCCTTGTCCGAGCGGCTCTTTCGCGCGATGCCGGATCCTGGTCCTAGAACGGACATTCGTCACCGTCCAGTTCTGCCACCGCATCATCCATCGGCAGCACGTTGTCCGGGTCTTCCGCCGGCTTATCTCGCCCGAGCGGGTCGTACTGTTCGGTCGGATTGATATCATGATTTTCCATTTAGTAATCCTCACTGAAGTCTTCGCATTCCCAGCACTTTTCTGATACACCAGAGCCGCGGCAGGTAGAGCAAGTCTCCAAATCCGTCTCTGGATAGGAGCCGGTCCTGTACTCCACTTGCCCAAGTCCGTTACAGTCCAGGCATTTCACGCACTTGCAAGCCATTTAACTCAGTTCCTTTCCCACTCCCAGCGCCTCGAGCGTCCAGAGCGCGCGGGCCTCGCACTCCGTGAGGACCGCGCCGTCGATCAGGTCGGCGTCGTCGTGCGCCTGGCGTGCCATCGCTGCGACGAGCAATACTTCCTCCTGCGTGGCTATTTGCACGGCAACTCCTTACACAGCAACTCCTTCGCGGCTATCAGCGCGTCCATGGCCGCGTTGATAGCCGCGATCCGGACCCGGTTACGCTTCGCGTTGCTGTCAAACTGGATATCGATTTCCATGCGCCGGGCTGCAGCGATATCCTCTTCGGCGATACATAGCCAATCGCGCCAATCCGCAGGCCAGGAAGGCTCGGGCCCGGAGTTGGAGGCGCGGTCAGGAAGCGGCTCAAACATGAGATCCTCCGCTCCCCGTGATTACGTTCTCAAGGCGCCGCAGCCGCTGCTCGCGCCGTTTGCTCTCATTCTCCCGCCGGATTGCCAGCCATTCCGCGATGGTTAGCGCGCTGGCAACGACAGATCCGGCGAAGATGACAGTCAGGCCGATTATTTCCTGTAGACGTTCCATTTCCTTCTCCTTTTATTCGATGCTTTTGAGAGCGGTTTCCCCGGTTGTCGATAATTAGCGCTCATGAACCACCCCAACAAACGAACGCTTCGGGATTTTCCACCACCTTGAATTGGCTGGGCGGATAGGACCCCTCGGCGTCGCAGCATTTTTCTTTGATTAGTCGATGCGCGTCTTCAAGGCTTTCGGCAAGCACGCAAATCATGCCACAGGTGTAATCCTGGAGAACCCCGTAGCCCTCCCAGACGAACATCTTCACACCACACCTCCGATGGGGGAATTCATAAACTCATCGAACGCCGCGCGAGATGCCTCGACGCGCTGCCCAGCCGAGACGCGCTCGCGCCGGAGCTCGCCGTACGCCTGGGTGAGCTTCACGCGGGCGGCCAGCATGGTCTCGACGAAGGCCGGAATGTGCGTGTCTAGCGCCTTCCGCACGAGGTCATCGCGATAGTGGCGCACAATGACAGCGGGAAAGCCTGGGTAGTAGCTCATCAGGTCTGCGTACTCACGATCCTTGCAGACCCACAGTTGCCCCTGGCACTGCATGCGATACTCCATCAGCAGCGATTGGGGGTCGAGCATATAGCCGACATGCGTTTCGAGCGCCGGACACTTCAGTTCCAGCGCGGCGACCTCGCCTATCAATCGGTCCGGTGAAGCCCCGGCCATGCCGTCGTCCGTGAGCACGAAGCCGATGGCCTGCGTCTCGACGTCGCGCTCCATCTCGTAATAGCGGACGGCCTCGGACTCCAGCGCCGTGCCACGCTCCATCCACGGCGAGACAAACGCCTCCAGCGGCGCGCCATACATCCACTCGGCGAGCAGCTTGTGCATGTAGGCCTTGCTGGCCGCGGCGAGGTCCAGCTTCTTCGGTGTGATGATGCGGTCGAACTCTGACGCGGTCGGAATGCCCAGCCTGATCGCGAGCCATTCCTCCGATCCCTGCATGATGCCGAAGCGGTAGTTAGGCATCAGCGAATCCTCCGCATTGCTATCTTTTGATGACCGTCTGGAAGCGTCTCTATCGTGATGGCGAACGGCGGAGCTTTTGGCTTCAGTAACTCAAACGCCTTCAGTTGGTTTTCGGCTGGCTCGTGATCGTCCCTGAGATCGGCGCTTGTGCAGTGTAAATCATCGTCAAGGGAAAAATCGGCAAGGAAAGCGATCTTGTATTCCTTGCAGGTCGCAATTATCTGCTTCATGAGCGGAGCGATCCGCTCATCGTAAATCTGTTCCTTCATTTCACACCTCACTCCTCTTTTATTTGCACGTTGTCATGCTCTGCCGCCCCACGTTCCAGGACCCTCCGTATTTCCTCCCATTCGTCGTTAACGAAGGTAAGATCCCCGCACTTGCCAAATACCGCCGTCCGGTTGCCACCGGTGAACCAGCGCGTGCGAGTGTGTCCGCCAGCCACCTTGTAATAAATGCGAAAGTATCTCACTGTTTGCCTCCCTTACACCGATCCTCCAGCCACTTGCGAACCTTCTCGTGCTGGCGGCGCTGAATGTCCTCGGGCCGCTTGCTCGGCACTTCCGCCCAGGCCCAGAACCTCTCGGCCTGCGGCGGCGTCATCGCCAGGTGATCGAGCATCGTGCGGATGTCGAGTGCCTGCTCGTCCGTGATCGGATCCGCGGAGTCGCCGTCGTCGTCGGCGCCCACCGTGACGATATTCCAGACCGCCAGCGTTAGGTAGCGGCGTCCATAACTCTCGCCGCTGCCCTCGGCCTGGGTGTCGTTACGACCCGGGCCCGGATCCGGCCGACAGTACCGTTCCGACGTGATGCTGTGGCCGGCCTGGTGTGTCAACCGCAGCACCATGACGCAGCCGGGCTTGTCGATGGGGCGCGTTAAGAAGGACCGGGCGAAGCCGTGGCGCATCTCAATCGGCCTGATAGCGGCGTCAACGTCTTCGTAGGTGGCGTAGGGTATCGCGCCCTTGCTGCCCATGTCCTTGACGCCGCGCTTGACCACCTTGGGCATCTCGATCATGGCGGCAGCAAACGCGGCGTTGAACTGCTTCTCGGCGTCCCGCGCCTCCATGCGCTCCTGGAGGCCGATCAAAGCCGCGATACGGTCCACAGGGATGCTCGGGTCGCGGGCGATGGCCGCGATCATCTCCATCGGGGTCGGCGTGTTAGCTTTCGGCACGCAAACTGGGACCAGGTCACTGGCCATTTTCCACCTCAATTACTTCTATGTCGCCATCGTTGACAAGTAGTTCTACGATGGCTTCGTGAAGCGTCCCTCCCCAGCCTCGTGAATCGTCTCCGGCCCACGCCATGAACTTGTCGTTTTTCTGGTCGGTCCTGACGACGCGAATCTTTCGTTTACCCACGTAACACCTCCACGTCGCCGGCGCCGGGGGCGTACGCGCTATCCTCGCGCGCGGCGAGTTCAGAGGGCGGCATATTGCTCCTCTGATGTCATGAGCTGGAGGGTGCGGATGGGCCGAAGGCAGAGCACCCAGCTATCGTGGTAGGAGACGGTGTTGGCGTACCAGGCAATGGCTTGTTTGCGGGCCGCGCGCCAGGACTTAGTTGGGGAGTAATCGCCCAAGTGCTCGCTGGTGCCATCGGGGTAGTTGGCGGTAAACTCCGCGGATTGGTCATCGTGGATCAAAGCCGCGATGCCCTTTTCTGTGTTGATCGTGCCCAAAGTGCGGGTCATTTTGCTCTCCTTGATCGCTGGATGGCGATCTGACCTCTTGTGCTGGTCGGGCAGCCGAGACGGCTCAGCGGAGATCGTCATTTTTCCGGCGCGCAATCCGTTTAGCGGAGGCCTCGGTTAGCTCGTCGCCGCCATCCGGCTGGTGATGAAATCCCTCGGCATTCTGCCATGCCACGTACCAGCCGCCATTCGGACCTTCATAAGCTCGATACATTTTCTTCTCCTGATCGCTGGATGCGTGTCGGGGTGCTCTTGAGCGCGGCGCGAATGTTGCCCAACGTCTGAGGCGCGCGGAATCGCATCTCCAGACCGTTGAGCGCTGACTCGCAGCCTCTGCAGAGCATCGCCGGGATAGCGGGGTAGGGGTTGACGCCTACGACGCAGATTAAGCGGTCGTGCGGGACGACCATGTCACAGCATTCGCAGCGGCTGATTCCATCGTGTGTCATCTCAATTTCTCCTGATCGCTGGATGCGATCTGGTACAATAATAGCAGTAAGCGTGCTAAATAGCAATAGGCGTGTTAAGATTTAGTGGGATTATTTTTTATGGCGTCCACGAAAAAAAAGCTTTCAAGCCGGACCGCCGCGCGGCTCGGAAGAAAGGGCGGCCTGGTGAAGGTGCCGAAAGGACTGGCCACGATGGCCCCGGGCCGCGCGCGTGAAATCCAGTCAGCCGGCGGAAAGGCCCGCTGGCCGAATCGATGAGAGCGGCGATTTACGCCCGCGTCTCAACCTCGGACCAGACGTGCGCGCTGCAACTCAAAGAGCTGCGGACCTGGGTACAGGCCCGCGGATGGGAGGCAGCCGGCGAATATGTGGACACCGGATGGTCCGGCGCGAAGGCCTCGCGCCCTGAGCTAGACAGGCTCATGCAGGATGCCCGCGAGCGCAAGGTGGACGCGATTTTGGTCTGGAAGCTCGACCGCTGGGGGCGGTCGGTCGCGAACCTGGTGCGCAGCCTCCAGGAACTGCGAGCGCTGGGTGTGCGCTGGATCGCGATCACGCAAGGGATAGATACGGACGTCAGCTCGCCGGTGGGCATGCTCCTCATGCACATCCTGAGCTCGGTCGCGGAGTTCGAGCGCGCCCTCACCCAAGAGCGGATCAAGGCCGGCCTGGCTGCAGCTCGAGCTCGGGGGGTGCATTGCGGACGCCCGCGGAAGATTGTGGACCGGGTGCGCGT